ACATGGGATACAATGGGAGGTGGTCTTATGCAACTCGTAGCCTATGGCGCTCAAGATATTTACCTTACTGGCAATCCTCAAATCACATTCTTCAAGACCGTTTACCGTCGCCACACCAACTTCTCCATGGAAGCCATCGAACAGACATTCAATGGCTCCGCGGACTTCGGTAAGCGTGTAACATGCACCATCTCCCGCAATGGTGACCTTATGCACAAGGTCTACCTCCAGTGCACTGTTCCCCGTGTTGAACTTACCAACGGTGAATCTTTCCGCTGGCTCAACTGGCTCGGCCACGTTCTCATCAAATACGCTGAAGTTGAAATTGGTGGCCAGCGCATTGACAAACACTATGGTGACTGGATGCACATCTGGAACGAACTCACCCAGACCCCCGGCCACAAAGTTGGCTACGCTAACATGGTTGGCAACGTCCCCCGCCTTACCCAGGTCACCACCGCTGATGCCAACGGTGCTTCCGTCCCTGAAGTTGACCTTTACATTCCTCTTGAATTCTGGTTCTGCCGCAACCCTGGTCTTGCCCTTCCTCTCATTGCTCTCCAGTACCACGAAGTCAAGATCAACATTGAATTCCGTGCCGCTTCCGATTGCTACTGGGCCAGCACAGCCATCACTACACCCTCTCTTCAAGCGTGCTCTCTCTTTGTAGACTACATCTACCTCGACACTGATGAAAGAAGACGTTTTGCGCAAGTTTCACACGAATATCTTATCGAACAAGTCCAATTTACAGGTGATGAGTCCGTCAGCAGTGTTTCCAACAAGATCAAACTCAATTTCAACCACCCTTGCAAAGAACTTGTCTGGGTCGTTCAGCGTGATGACGTAGTTGACACATCCGCCATGGCTAGCAAATGGGGCAAACAGTGGTTCAACTACTCTGACGACATTGACAACTCCTGGGCTACCGGCACACCCGTTGACCCTTACGGAGGTGGCCTTGTCAACCCCCGCTGGTCTCTTTCTAACATCTCAACTAGTCCTAACGGCATCTTCTCCTTCCCCCACACCGCCACCGAAGACGCCTCCGGCTACTACCTCACCCTCACCGAAGGTGACACTGGCTTCAACCCTGTCTTCTCCGCCAAACTCCAGCTCAATGGCCACGACCGTTTCTCCGAACGCATGGGTCGCTACTTCAATCTCGTCCAACCTTACCAGCACCACACCAACGTCCCTGCCGTTGGCATCAACGTCTACTCCTTCGGCCTCAAACCTGAAGAACACCAGCCTTCCGGAACATGCAACATGTCCCGCATTGACAACGCCACACTCCAGCTTACACTCACATCCAAGACCGTCGCTGCTCATGACGCCAAGGTCCGTGTATACGCCACTAACTACAACGTCCTCCGCATCATGAGCGGTATGGGAGGACTTGCTTATAGTAATTAACCGGTTTTACCTACCTAACTAAATATATAAAAAAATAAAAAATATCAGAATTATATAAAAAAAAATTTTAAAAAATCTTAAAAAATAAAAATGATTTGACTAATTTATAGTAAGTCATATACTCGTGTAAATATATAACAAATATGAATAATTCTAACGAAACTTCTACAATTGAGGATAATTACTACAATCTTCAATGTAATTATGGAAAAGGAAACGAACAGACTACTATAATTTCTAAGATTTCACACGAGGATAAAGAGTATATACTTAATCTGACAAAGTCATGGTATTTTTGGAAAGGTGGTAATTGTATCAAGAACCCAGGAGGATATATTCGTTCTCATATTAACAAAGAAAGTGTTTATCTCCATCATATTATCATGGAGCGAATGGGAATCCCCAAGCCAGATTTTGGATATAGTATCGATCATATTAATCGTGATAAACTTGATAACCGCCGGGAAAATCTGCGATGGGCTACACAATCAGTCCAAAATTCGAATACATCAAAACGCCAGAGGAAACAAAATGCTAGGGCTCTTCCCGATGGAATTACACAAGATATGCTCCCGAAATATGTAGTATATTACAAGGAATGTTTGAATAAAGAAAAAGATTTGTATAGGGAATTTTTCAAAATTGAGTCTCATCCAAAATTTGAAAAACCCATCATGAGTTCCAAGTCTATTAAAATTTCAATTCAAGATAAACTAAAAGAAATCAAAGAAAAACTTGCTGAAATTGATAAAGATGATAGTGAAAAATGTAAAAAAAATGAAAATTCCGCTGATGACGACGACGATGAAATTGTAAAACTTATGAAGACGAGACCTGTGGGTATTCAATATAACAAGGAGACTGATAAACGTGGTTCGAAATATGTAATTTCTCGCAGATTTACACCTGAAGGTGTTAGTGATATTTCTTCTTCGGGGAGAAAAGATATATCAGATAGAGAAAAATTCATTGAAATTTACGAAAAATACAAACAACTAGATATTTATAAGAACCGAATTAGATTTAGTTAGGTATTGCCTACCAAAAAAAAAAAAAAAAAAAAAAAAAAAAAAA